ACTGGCCGAAGGCCGAGGAGGCGCAGCCATGAGCCCCCTTCGCAAGCGCCTTTGGTATGTGGAGGGATTGAACGCCCTCCGGCATAAAGTCGGGGATTATTTTTGGGCGTTTTCGTCCTGGGACGCCCGACAGGCCTGGTCCGAGCATTACGGCGCAATCCCTAACCGATGGGAGTTTGTCAAATGAGCGACGCCGATGTTTTGCGGTTGATCGGATACGGGTTCGAGGCCGCGTGGATTTTCGCGCCGGTTTTTTTGTTGGGTCTGCTGACCTGGAGGGTGGTGCGATGATCGAGAAGCATTACTCGATGCGGGAGCTTGGCCGGATCATCGGCATCTCGCATGTCACGCTTTCCCACCGGATCGAGGAGGGAGATTTGCGGGCGGTGCGGATCGGCAAGCGGGTGCTTATCCCGGAATCCGCCGCGTCGGAATGGCTGTCGCGCCATGCTGTGAACTCCGCACCTCGCGCTCGCAGAGGCCGTCTGCCTTTTGCCGCCAGCCTCAGCTAATCACGATGCCAACTCACGCCGCCGATCCGGCTTTTTTTTGTGCTCAAAATCCCAATGGGGTGATCGCCCGACAGGGAAACACCCCATTGATTCAGGCTGCGCCGCCTTTTTTTTGTGCCCAAAATTCAGATGGGGTGAATGCCCCAAGGGAAAACACCCCATTGCTGGACTGGAATGTGGCTATCGATTTGGAGGGCTTCGATGAGCCGACGCGCAAGGAGGTCTTCGCCCTCTCGCGGAACCGCTACATGCGGCAGTTCCATGCGGTGAAGGCCGACGACAAGCGGACGCGCCGTGGAATCAAGAAGCTGGTGAGGCCGGAGAACGCTGCCGAGCTGGCAGAGCACTTGCCGGCGCCGGGCGACTGCACGCATGCGGTGGTGCGCGGGGATTTTGTCCTGGCGGACATGATTCCGTTTCTTTTGGGGGATCGAGTTGCCGACATCCTGGCGATCTCGACTCTGAGGATGAGCAGGGACAACGCGGCCAAGCTAGCCGAGATGCAGGCCTCCGGCCAAGTGCGCCGCCTTTTTTTACTGGTGAGCCATTATTTTTCCCAAGTCGATAAGACGGGAACATATCGGGAGGTGAAGGGGCTTCTCGGCGATGCCGTAATGGTAGCCCGCACCCATGCGAAGGTGATCCTTGTCTCCGCCGCGCCGTCTTTTTTTGTGGTGGAGGGATCAGCCAACCTTCGTTCGAGCGACAACATCGAGCAGTTCGCCATCTGGAATGATGAGGAGTTGCTGAACTGGCATCTGGAATGGATGCAGGAGGTGCAAGGTGCCTGAGCCCTCCAACCTCAATGCGGAGATTGCCGCCAAGGTGCTCGAAGCGAATGTGCGGAACATCGTGGAGAAGGTGAAGGCCGGGGGAACGCTAAACGCCACGGAGCGGGCCATGATGGAGCAAGCCGCGACGAAGGCCGAGACCCCATTGCAGGAATCCGAAGCCGCCTCAGCCACCGCGCCTTTTTTATTTTCTGAGGAAGATTTGGGTTTTGAAAAGCTGGAAGCCACGGGAGAGTTCACAGGGGAACGCTTGCTGGAGCGCCGACCGGAGGTTTACCGGGCTATCGTCCGCATGGCTGCCGAGGGACAGAGCATCAGCGCCACGGCCCGAGCTCTCTCGGTGAGCCGGAATACGGTAGCCGCTGTGAGGGAGCGGGAAGGGATTTCTATAGAGCAGGAGAAAAAGGAGCTGTTGAGGGATGTTCGCCGTGCGGCACGCATGTCGGTCGAGCGAGCCATCGAGCTTGTGCCTTCGATCAACTCGGCCAAGGACGCTGCCATCGTCGCTGCCGTGATGGTGGACAAGATGCAGCTTCTCAGTGGTGAGGCGACGACCCGCGTCGAGCGCGTCGAGGTGAACCAGGACAAGCTGGCCGAGATGCTGGCTGCCTTGCCGGTGCTCGAGGCTGAGGTGGTGGATACCGGTTTAACCGGGAGCGTGCCCGGACAAATGCTGCCCGCTGCCTCTGCCTCCGGCCTCCCCTCCCCTCCGGTTCAAGGCGCACAAAATACGGATACCCAATGTGGCATTTATGGTATTCAAAGCGTCTCCAACAGTGCTGAGAAAGTCGATAGTTGTAAGTCATTCAGCATCAACATAAGCCCACTACCCACAATGGGCATTAGCGGAAGTTATGGATCAAATAACGCCGGCCAGGGGGGGGAGGGGGTCGAGAATTTCGAGGCCCCCCCGTCAGATACCACTGGTTTGGGTTCACAGAAAATTTTTGACAAAGGGCCTTCCAGCACCCCGCCAGCTTCTTCCTAACCCACTACCCACCCATGAGCACGAAAAATAAAAAAACCGCCGCCAGCGGTCAGCCTGATGCCGAGACGCCGCTTCTCGAGTATGTCACCGCACAGATTCGCGGAAAAGAGATCAACCCCGAGTTTCTGACCCTTGCCATTCCCGACGGGGTGGGGGGCTTCACCCGCGCACGGATGCGGGTGCCTCGCCGCCTTGCCCATTGCTTCAAAACAAACTCGGTCGTCCGTGTCCGCCTCACCTCCGATCCGCATGTGGTCGAGCCGTTTCCTTCGATTTTATGAAAAAACAACCCGTCACCCTGTATTCCAGCGCGGCCGAGTCGGTCGCATTGTTCCGCCGGTTCTTGCAAAAAAAGAGCCCGGTGGTGTCAACCCGCCGCTTCCTCGACACACTTCGTTCCCGCCGCGAGAGGAGGGCCGCGTGAAGGCCCGCCTCATGGTCCTCGACACGGAGACGGGGGGCCTCGATCCCGAGCGCCACGCCCTCCTGAGCGTCGCCGCCGTCGATAGCGAGGACAACGAAGCCTTCACGGCCATCATCCGCCCCGCGCCCGAGTGGATCGTCGAGCCCGAGGCGTTGGCGAAAAACGGCTTCACCCACGAATTTCTCGAAAAAAACGGCCGCCCCGAGCGCGAAGTCCTTCAAGACCTCAACCTCTGGCTCCGCAGCCGCCGGAGCGCGTTCCTCGCCGGGCAAAACATCGCCTTCGACCGCGACTTCCTCAAGGCCGGATTCGCCCGCCACGCCCTTACCTGGCCAATGGGCCGCATGGTAGACCTCCAAGCCGCCGCGTGGTTCGCCTGGGAGGCCGGTGCCATCGAACTGCCCGAGGGCAAGGACGGCCTGCCCAAGCTCAACCTCGACCACATCGCCGCCGCCCTTGGCCTCTCCCGCTCCAGTTCCACCCACAACGCTCTTGAGGACTGCCTTCTCACCCTCGCCTGCTTCCACCGGATCAGACGCACCGTCGAGATGGCTCCCCTGCCCGCATGAAAAAAAACGGAATCCCCCTCGAAGAGACCTTCGACCTCCACGACGCCCGCACCGGCTGGAAAGCCCCGAGAAACAACAAAGACATCAACAAAGCCTGCGACGCTTGGCTCGAAAAAACCTGCCCTCCCAAAAAGAAAAAACGCCGCTTCGGCAACTACTGACATGAACTGGATCAAAATGCGGAGCAACCTTTGGGACGATCCCCGGATCGCCCGAATTTGCGACCTGACTGGAAAAAAAGAAGCCGAGGTCATTGGTGGCCTCTATTGGCTCTGGACGATGGCCGATGTCCAGACCCAAGACGGCATGCTCCACGGCCTCTCCACGGCCACCATCGACCGCAAGACCGGAGTGAAGGGCCTCGGCCCCGCTTTGGTCAAAGTCGGTTGGATTTTGGAAAATGAAGAAGGCGTGGAGATTGCACGCTTCGATGAGCATAACGGAGCCTCCGCGAAACGCCGCGCCTATGAGGCGAAGCGAAAGCAATTCGTCCGCTCCTCGTCCGAGAAATGTCCACTCCCGATGCAGACAGAAAGTGGACACGGGCAGGAGCTAGATAAGAATAGAATAGATATATCCCCTATAGTCCCCACAGGGGACATGATTTTGGAGGTCGAGGAGAGCCCGAAACCCGAGCAGCCACACCCCCATCTCGCCCGCCTTCGCGAACTCTTCCGGATCCAGCCCTCCACTCCGCTCGATTCCTCCGCCACCCGAGCATGGGAGAAAAATAAAAAAACGGCCGCCGCCCTCAGCGAAGAGGATTGGCGCACCCTCGAATGGTCCTACCGGCAAAAAGATGGCGCGGCCTACCAATTTCGCCGCAAGGATTTATCCACACTTCTGAACAACCTCCTCGCCGAGGTCACCCGCGCCCGCCAATGGGCCTCCGCCGCCGGAGTCAGCCCCCGCGCCCCCATGGCCACCGTCGAGCCCGAAGGCTGGCGCGAGATCGTCGGCACCGAATACCCCGAGGTCAACATCTCCACCTGGGCCGCCCTCCCCGAATCCATGAAAAACTTCGTCCGCTACCAAAAACAAACCGCTGCCGCTTAACCAAAAAACACATGACCACCACCGACACCGCCACCGCACCCGAAAAAGTGAAGTTCATCCGCCGCTCCTACCCGGACGCAAAATGCGACTTCCTCCGCCACCAAGTCGGCATCTGGGTTTACCGCCCCGAGATGCGCCCCGTTTACGACGAGGACAGCGACCGCATCATCGGCCAGGAGGAAACCGGACGCGAGATTCGCGTGTTTTTCCTCCTCGGCCACGCCGACGCCCCCGGAGCCGCCCTCCGCATGGCCCGCCACGCCCACGCCCGTTACCTCGCCAGCCTCCAATGAAGATTCCAACCCTCGCCGCCGCCGGGCTCATCCTCGCCGTTTACCTCGTCGCCGCTGTCCTCCTCCACCATGAGGAGCAAAAAAAGCGCGCCGATTTCACCCTTTGCCCGCTTTGCAACAAATGACCACCGCCGCCCTCCCCGAAGCCGCCACCGCAGAACGCGCCGTCATCGGAGCCGCCATGCAGGACGGCTCCACCGCCGACGCCGTCCTCGAAGTCCTCACCCCCGAGCAGTTGGTCCTCCCCGCCAACCAAACCATCCTCGGCGTCATCCGCGAACTCCGCGAGGCCGCCAAGCCCATCGACCTCATCATCCTCACCACCGAGTTCGAAAAACGCGGCACCCTCGCCGAGATCGGCGACATGGCTTACCTCACCGAAGCCGCCACCGATTTCGGCAGCGTCGCAAACTGGCGACACTACGCCGCCGAGGTCATCGACATCTGGAAGCGCCGCCAAATGCGCCAGGCCGCCCTCAAAATGGCCGAAGCCGCCCACGACCGCACCCTCCCCACCGACGACGCCCAGGAACGCTGCGAGCAGGCCCTCTACGCCCTGCGCGACCACACCACCCGCGAGAACCCCGTCGCCCACTGCCGCGACGCCACCACCGCCGCCATCGAGCATATCGAAGCCGTTTACCACAACCGAGGCAAAACCATCGGCCTCGCCACCGGCATCCACGATCTCGACCGCTCCACCGGCGGCTTCCAAGGCGGCCAGATGATCGTCGTCGCCGCCCGCCCCGCCTGCGGCAAATCCGCCCTCGGCATGCAAATGGCCCTCCACGCCGTCCAGCAACTCTCCATCCCCACCCTCGTCTTCTCCGTCGAAATGCCAGCCCGCGAGTTGATGGTCCGCGCCATCTGCTCCCAGGCCAGCGTCGATCTCCAGCGCCTCCGCGACGGCTTTTTCCACAAAAACGACCTCGGCCACATCAGCAAAGTCGCCACCGACCTCATCCGCGCCAAGCTCTACCTCGACGAAACCCCCGGCCTCACCGTCGCCCAATTCCGAGCCCGCGCCCGCCGTGCCAAAGCCCAGCTCGGCCTCGGCCTCATCGTCGTCGATTACCTCCAATTCATGCACGGCACCGGCGCGGTCGCCAAGCAGTCCCGCGCCCTCGAAGTCAGCGAGATCAGCAAAGCCATCAAGACCACCGCCAAGGAACTCGACATCCCCATCATCGCCCTCGCCCAGCTCAACCGCGACGCCGACAGCGACCACCTCAAGCCCAAGCTCTCCAACCTCCGCGAAAGCGGCAGCATCGAGCAAGACGCCGATGTCGTCCTGCTCATCCACCGCTTGGATAAAAACAAAAAACGCGCCGCCGAGGACGACGACGAGCCCATGGATCACAACACCCTCCTCATCGTCGCCAAGCAACGCAACGGCCCCACCCCCGAAATCAAGCTCAACTTCCAAGGCCAGTTCACCCGCTTCGAAAATGTCACCGAAAAACAATACAGCAACAACATGAACCAAAGGCAGAAATGAACATCCAACACACAAAAACCAGCAACATCCAAGAATACCAATACACCATTTCCGTGGATTACCCGTGCCATCCTGATGATTTGGGTAAAGTCTATATTACCTTCGAAAACGGGAAATTCAAAAAATGCACTTTCCCATTTTCGGGCAATTACACTCGCAAGCAATGGGCCGTCCTCGCCGAAATCGAAGCCGAAATCTGCCGCATCGAACTCTCCCTCAAATGACCGCCTCCATCATCACCTGGTCGCCCGCCATGGAAGGCTTACCCGATAGCGACATCACGGTCCTCGTCCACCTCGCCGATGGCGAAGTCTGGACCGGCTTTCACGAAGGCGATTGCTGGCGCTTCGTCTCCGGCGAACGCATCAAAGCCGGTGTCATCCACTGGGCACCATTTCCCGAACCACCCACCACACCCACCCCATGAGCCTCCTCGAAGACTCCGCAATCACCTGCCCCGCCTGCCGCCGCGAGTGGCAGGACCACCCCGGCATCGCCCACACCTGCGCGCTCGCCACCGCACTCGCCAACACCCTCCGCGACATCCTCCCCTATGTCCGCCCACCCGAATACACCCCCGACATCACCCAGCAGGAAATCTACTTCGACGCCGTCGAAAACGCCCGCCGCCTCGTCGTCAAAGCCGGAGCCGCCAAGCTATGACACGCGACGAACTCTGGGACGCCTACGCGCTCCGCAATCCCTCCTTCAAGGGGGACGGTCAAATCACCATGTCTGCCTCCGGGCTCCGCAAGCTCTTCCAGCAAACTTGGTCCATCGCCTACGACTCTGGCCGCAATGCCGGTCTCCGCGAATGCGCGATCCGAGAAACTTCAAAAGCCACAAGCATCTTCGAAGGGGAAATCTTCGAGAAATTCTTTGGAAAATGACCGCCCTCCGCGATTTCATTGCCTATCACCGACTCGACGAAACCGCCGCCCTCAACCTCCTCCAGGATCACGGCATCATCAGCGACGAATGCGTCACCGCCGAAGACTGCGGCGACGCAGGCCGCGCCATCCCCTGGCTCCACGATAGACTCGACACCCTGCCGAAAGCTAAATGACCCTCACCGCCAAAGCCAAAATGTGCTTTAGCAAAACCCGCTACCCCCGGAAGGCCGATGCCGCCTATGTCCGCAACTACCGCCTCCGCTGCGCCCGCCGCGACACCCCCGCCTTTCTCCGCATCTACCATTGCCCCCTCTGCAACGGATGGCACATCACCCACAAACGCTAAGTGATCCCCCAAACCAAGCACCCCATCATCCCCGAAATCGCCATCGAAGGCCGCCGCCCCGATGGCTCATTCGTCGTCCACTACCAGGGCAAAAAACTCGTCGCCACCCAAGCCCAGCTTCTCGCCATCCACGCCGAGCGCGAAGAGCAGATCGCCCGCATGGCCGAAGACCCCTGGCGCTACGGATGGGTCAACCCCGCCTGGGAACGCGCCGACCGCGCCTACGCCGAACTCCGCTCCATTTTCCCCCGAGGCGTCACTGAACTCCTCATCCTCGGCGGCAACCGCTCCGGCAAATCCCGCTACTTCGCTCGCCGCGCCATGCAGCACCTTGTCGAGAAGCCCGGCGCAAAAGTCTGGTGCCTCCAATCCACCGAAGCCGCCAGCATTCAGAACCAACAGCCCTACCTCTGGGAATACCTCCCCAAGGAATGGAAGCCCACCGCCAGCGGCAAACTCAAAAAAGGCGCAGTCGCCAACATCACCTACTCGCAGAAAGGCGGCTTCACCGAGAACAGCTTCGTCCTGCCAAACGGATCCCAGGCCTGGTTCAAATTCTACTCCATGGATGTCACCTCCATCGAAGGCTCCGAGTTGGATTTCGCCTGGGCCGACGAGTTGGTCACGCCCGACTGGCTTGAGGCTTTACGCTTCCGCCTCATCACCCGCGACGGCGAACTCGGCGTCGGCTTTACCCCCATCGAAGGCTACACAAGCACGGTCAAAGAATACCTCGACGGAGCCAAAACCCTCGAAGACTCCGAAGCCCCGCTCCTCCCCCGCTACCGCGACGGCAAGCTCGAAGGCCTCGAGCGCGTCCCCCGCATCCAGCAATGCACCCGCGAGAAAGCCCGCGTCGTCTATTTCCACACCGCCGACAACCCCTTCGGCAACCCCGAGTCCATGGCCACCGAACTCCGGGGCAGCAACCGCGAGCGCATCCTCATGCGAGCCTACGGCGTCCCCACCCGCGCCAAGCTCTCCATGTTCCCCAAATTCCGCGACAATGTGCATGTCGTCCCGCACGACAAAGTTCCCACGGTGGGAACCGTTTTCCACTTCGTCGATCCCGGCGAAGGAAAAACCTGGGCCATGTTGTGGATTCGATTCGACCCCGCCGGTCGATGCTGGGTCTTCCGCGAATGGCCCAACCAAATCGAATACATCGAAGGCGTCGGCTACCCCGGCCCGTGGGCCGAGCCCGATGGCAAGCTGCAAGACGGCCGCCCCGGCCCCGCGCAAAAAGCCTGCGCCGGATTCGGATTCGAGGACTACCAGCGCATCATCGAAGCCGCCGAGAAAGCCGATGGAGTCACCCCCGCCGAGCGATGGATGGACAGCCGCTACGGCAACACC